GAGCAAGTAATAGAAATAAAGAAATCAAAGGGAGTTAATCAAAGAGAGCTTGCTAAAAAATACTGTGTCAGTCAGACGGTGATTCACAATATCCAGTCTGGTAAATCGTGGAGGCATGTTAATGGCTGATTCGAATCTCAATGAGCCAGTAATCATTCAGGCTACGCGGCTCGATACATCAATCCTTCCACGCAATATCTTCTCGCAGTCGTATCTGCTTTACGTTATCGCACAGGGTACTGATGTTGGTAACGTGGCTAACAAAGCCAACGAGGCCGGACAGGGCGCTTATGATGCACAGGTCAGGAACGATGAGCAGGATGTCACCCTTGCAGACCATGAATCCAGAATTGAAGCAGCTGAAGCAACTCTCATCAATCATGAGCATAGAATTGCAGCAGCGGAAAGCACTCTTGCAGATCATGAAACAAGGATTACGGCTGCTGAAACAGAGCTGGCTGATCACGAGACGAGAATTGCTGCCAATGAATCTGAGTTAGCAAACCATGATGCGCGCATAACTCAGAATACAACCGATATCGACGCACTTGATACCAGGCTCACAGCGGCAGAGGGAAGTATTTCGACGCTACAAAGCACAGTTGGTGATCACTCAACAAGAATATCTGCGCTTGAGTATGCCACCACGCGCAAGAAATCAGAGGTTGTTTACTCAGGGGTATCTGTAACCATCCCGACAGCGCCGACTAACCTTGTTAGCCTGCTGAAAACGCTCACGCCGTCATCCGGAACGTTGGCACCATTCTTCGACACCGTTAACAACAAGATGGTTGTGTTCAACGAGAACAAAACCCTGTTCTTCAAGCTGTCGATTGTCGGGACGTGGCCCAGTGGAACCGCCAACAGGTCAATGCAGCTAACCTTTTCCGGCTCTGTTCCTGACACACTGGTAAGCAGTCGCAACTCGGCGACAACGACCGATAACATCCTGTTAGCTACGTTCTTCAGCGTGGATAAAGACGGCTTTCTTGCCACAAATGGCAGCACGTTAACCATTCAGTCGAATGGTGCGTCGTTTACTGCCACAACCATCAAGATAATCGCGGAGCAGTAATGATTCAGTTCAAACCAACGCGAAACATCGACCTGATAGAAGCCGTGGGAAATCACCCCGACATTATCACCGGGAGCAACAACGGTGATGGATACGACTACAAGCCTGAATGCCGTTACTTCGAGGTGAACGTGCACGGTCAGTTTGGCGGCATTGTTTACTATCAGGAGATTCAGCCGCTGACATTCGATTGCCACGCCATGTACCTGCCAGAGGTTCGTGGATTCAGCAAGGAAATCGGGCTGGCGTTCTGGCGATACATTCTGACTAACACCACTGTTCAGTGTGTCACATCGTTCGCTGCACGCAAATTCCGCCACGGGCAGATGTACTGCGCAATGATTGGCCTTAAGCGTGTCGGAACCATCAAGAAATACTTTAAAGGCGTGGATGACGTGACTTTTTACAGCGCCACACGCGAAGAACTAATCGACTTCCTGAATCACGGGAGATAGCCATGTTATATGCATTTAAGCTGGGCAGAAAACTGCGCGGCGAGGAACCTTATTGCCCTGAAAAAGGCGGGAAAGGTGGCTCCGATAAAAGTGCAAAGTATGCCGCAGAAGCTCAGAAGTATGCCGCAGACCTGCAAAATCAGCAGTTCAACACCATCATGAATAACCTGAAGCCGTTTACTCCTCTGGCTGAGAAGTATGTCGGTAGCCTCGAGAACTTATCGTCTCTGGAGGGGCAAGGTCAGGCACTTAACCAGTATTACAACTCTCAGCAGTATAAAGACCTTGCAGGTCAGGCTCGCTATCAGAGTCTGGCGGCAGCGGAAGCAACAGGTGGATTGGGTTCCACCTCAACCAGTAATCAGTTAGCAACAATCGCACCAACGCTTGGTCAGCAATGGCTATCTGGACAAATGAACAACTACCAGAATCTGGCAAATATTGGTCTTGGCGCGCTTCAGGGACAGGCAAACGCCGGGCAGACATATGCCAACAACATGAGCCAGATTTCACAGCAAAGCGCAGCACTGGCGGCGGCAAACGCTAACAGACCTTCCGGCCTTCAATCTGCAATAGGCGGGGCTGCCTCTGGAGCAATTGCTGGAGCACAGCTTGGCAGCATTGTTCCCGGTATTGGTACTGGTATTGGTGCCGCTGTTGGCGGCGGTCTTGGTCTTCTTGGTTCACTACTTTATTAAGGGGTAATCAATGGCTACGTGGCAACAGGGTATTAATTCTGGTGGTTTTCTGGCTGGCATCGGTGCGCAAAATGAGAATGCGCCAAAGGCAAGCGACATTAACGCAACGCTTGGTCTGATCCGCGAAAACAATGAACTGGCTCGCTCAGGTGCAAATAACGTTGGTCTGACCGCGTTACGTGGTCTGGCTGGAGTTGCTGATATTTATAAGCAGCAGCAACAGCAGGAACGTAAAGCGGCATTCCAGAAAGGTTATGCAGATGCTTATGCGTCCGGCGACAGGGAGCAGATGCGTAATCTTATTACAGCATTCCCTGAAGAGTTTGAGGAAGTCCGTAAAGGCATGGGGTATGTCGATGATGCCCAGCGGGATGATTTTGGCAATCTGGCGCTCAAGGCTCAGGTAGCTTCGTCGCTTGGTCCGGGCGCATTTGGCAGGTTCATGATGGATAACGAAAAGGAGATGCGTCGTTTAGGTATCCCTCCAGAAACTATTGCGGAAATGCAGGTTAATGACCCGCAGGGCTTCCAGCACTTCACAGGTAATCTGGCACTATTTTCTCTCGGTCATGAGAAGTATTTCGATATCAAAGATCGAATGGAGGGGCGTCGACTTGAGCAAGGGCGATTGGATGAAAGCATCCGTCAGGCTGACATGGAGAATGCGAGAGGATGGGCAAATATCCAAAATGCTCAACTAGACAGGGCTCAGCGGGCACAAATGCACTCAGATGAGATGGGATTGAAGCTAATGGAGCTGGGGCAAAAAGGTAAGCCGTCAGCAGACTTAATTAAGGGATTAAATTCTGACATTACCAATTTTGGCAAAAATTATAACTCTGTCAGAGCGGCGGCAAACTCTCTGCAAGCCCTTAGCAAGGTAAATACTGGCGCTGCCCAACTTGGGATTATCTTTAATTACATGAAGTCTCTCGACCCTCAGTCAGTTGTTCGCGAAGGTGAACAGGTTCAGGTCATGCGCTCTGATGGCATATGGGGGCAGATAAAAGGATATGTAGACCAGCTTAATGCAGGGAATGGCTTGTCACAGGAAGCGAGGGATAACATTGTCAACGCAGCAAAAATTAACGCCAACGCTATGGGGCAGCAGTTTAACCAGCAGGTAGACGAATATCTGGATACGTATGGAGATACTATTCCTCAGGGGCTGAAAAAAAGTTTAGGGAGAAGGAAGGCCAAGCTATTTGACGATGTCCCAGCGCAGCCTACACCACAAGGTGGTAATGGGCAGACAAAAGCTGCGCCAAGTGGGATATCAGAAGGCGCGACGGCAACGAACCCTAAAACTGGTCAGAAACTCATTTATAGGAACGGACAATGGCAACCGATGTAGGTTTACCCGAAGGCTTTGTTCTCGATAATCAGCCTGATAACTCACAGCTTCCTGATGGCTTTGTGCTTGATTCCCAACCAGAACAGCAGCAATCTCCTTTGGTTTCACCAGAGGAAAATTCCAGACAGGAAAATGTTGTTAATAATGCTAACGGTTTCGACCGTTTTATGTATGGCGTTCTCAGTGGATTGATGGATGTTGGTAAAGGTGTTGGCCTGTTTCAGGACATGACACCAGAAGAGCAAGCCGCAATTCAGTCTCTACAGCAGAAGTTAGCGGCAAAACCATCAACCGCACAAGATGTTGGTGAGTTCGTTGGACAAGCAGCACCATTTGTTAGTGGTGGTGGGATTATTTCTCAGGTTCCGAAAGGGGCGGCAAGGCTGGCTGCCGCCGCAGGGCTTGGTGCTGGAGAAGGGGCTATTGTAGCCAATGGAACAAATAGCGATGTTGCTTCCGGCGCTGCTATTGGCGCTGTGGCTGGCCCTGTAGCCGAGATTGTTGGTCCAGCGCTTGGGAAGATTGCAGGAAAAATTAAAAATAGTGCCGGAGATATTTATCGCTCATCCGTAGGGATGGGTAGTAAATCATCTAAAGCAACGTTAAAGAAAGCTGCTGGCGCAATGGATAATAAATTTATTGGTGGGCAACGAGCTATTCAAGATTTCGCCGATGAAGTTAATCCTGATTTTAACGCGATAAATGCTATTCGTGAGCTAGAACTGGAAAATTATGCCACTCCAGGCATGATCTCTAATAATCCTGCTGTCAGGGCTCTTGATAATGCAGTGGCAAGTCTCCCTGGAACAGAGATTAGTGAGGCGCATAAGCGTTTTATTACTGAATTAGGAAGAAAAGCTGATGAAATGATAACTTCATTTGGGGGAAACCTTGATAAGCAACTGGTTTCTGACAGGCTTGCAGATAATTTTGATAAAACCATTTCATCATTACAAAATCAGTCAGATAACATCTACAACAAAATTGCCGAAAAGGTACCTGTAAGAGACCGGATTGAGGCAACTAATACATTGAATTTTTTAGAGGATTTTGCTGATGACATAGGTGGAATTGATGAATTATCTCCAATAATGAAGCGGACATTGAACCGACTTGATCCAAACACCTTGCCAACGTATGGGCGTTTAGATCTCGCTAGAAAGCAGGTTGGACAAGCTATTGGCAAAGGCTCTGGCCCATTCAAGGATGAAGAAACAGGTGTTCTTAAAAAGTTATATGCAGCCATAACAGATGACCAACAGGCTGTCGCAGAAAAATATGGCGCAGGGGAATTATGGACGCTTGGTAAGGAGTTGGTAAAAAAACGAAAATCCATTGAAGATGATGCTGTAACCGTCTTGGGTAGAAAACTTCAGCAATCAGCAATTCCAAAAGTTGAAAGTGCCGTTGTTAATATGGCAAAAGGAAACGGTGGTGACTTTAGGCAATTAATGAAGTCAATTCCAAAGGATATGCGGCAGGAAGTTGCGCTCACCTCAATGAATAAAGCATTTACCAGCTATGCCAAATCACCTGGTCAGCAATTAGGAGTTGATGGATTTGTAAAATGGTATAACGGAATGTCACGCAATGGGGCCAATATGAAGGCTCTCCGTGATGCTATTGGCACAGATGCATCAAAGCGCCTTGATACGATTTATCAAGCAGCTAAGGCTATGAATAGACTCAATACTGGTAAGCAGTATGCTAGTAGCCTTGTGGATCAGCAAGTTAATAACTTTCTGAAAGAAAAGGGTAGTCTCGCAAAAATTTATGGAATAGCCTCAAAAGCTGCTGCGGCGGAAGGTATTACAAGCTTATCTGGTCTTCCTGGTGTAGGTGCAACAGGGGTGATAACGTCAGCATTGATGTCAGGGAAAACAAGCAGGATAAAGGCTGCTGATGCCCTACTGTCTTCTCCTGAGTTTAAATCAATGCTATTTCGCCTGCAAAACGCACCAGTAGACAGAGCAGAAGTGAGACGCGTAATAGAAAGGAAACTGATGCAATCTGGGGCATTTAAGAGATGGGAGAAAACCTTATCAACAGATGAAGCAAAAACCATTGCCCGCACGGGGATTATTACATGGCTCGCTAGTGACAGTTAGTCAACTTTGGTTATTTTGCCTTCTTTTTCTTGATGAACTTTGCATCCATCATCTTTTGATAGCCAAACTAAAAACTTTAAAACCTTAAACACAAGTAAGGCTACTGCAATGAAAGCACCAATCGCAATTATTGCTAGCGAAATTATTTGCATTGGTGCTTTTAATGCAGGGAAAATAGTGTAAATGATCGCGAAAACAGTAATTATGAGGAACCATCGCTTCACACCAACCTCCTTAGTTTTGTGCAGGATACCAGATGATAATGTGTAGTTGGAGTAGCGCGGTTGTAATGCAAGCATTTTGTTTTGGTTTTATGCTTGCTTGTATGTGTGTACAGTGCATATAATGCAAGCATACATCACAATAAAGGTGCTTGCATTATGACTGAAAAGAAAAGTGGCGAAGGGAAAGCTAAGGGCGGTATCGCTCGCGCAAAGTCGCTGACTAAAGAGCAGCGTTCTGAAATAGCAAAGAAAGCAGCGGCTGCAAGATGGAAGGATAAACCATTAATTGCTACGCATAAGGGATCGTTCCAGCATGAATTCGGGATTGATGTTGAGTGCTATGTGTTAAATGATGATAACAAAACTGCCGTTATTAGCCAGAGAGGCATGGGAGAAGCGATTGGTCTTGGCGAAGGTGGCAGCAGGTTGCCAAAGTTTATTCAGGGGAAAACTATTTCTCAGTATATCGGGCATGAATTAAGGGCAAAACTTGAAAATCCTCTTATTTTTCAATACAAACAGGCGGGCACGAACACTCCAGCTAATCCTGTAATACATGGCTACGATGTAACAATATTAATTGATTTATGTCGAGCAATCTCTAATGCTAAAGCTGAAGGTAAGTTGCTTTCCAGTCAGGAAGGGATTGCTAAGCAAGCCAGAATCATTATTGATGCATCAGCCAAGGCGGGCATTCAGGGGCTTGTTTATGCTTTGGCAGGGTATGACAGAACAAAAGAAGAGGTAATTCAAGCATATAAGCGATATGTTGCTGAAGAGGCTCGTGAGTATGAAAGAGAGTTCACCCCTGAACTTTATGAGCATTGGTATCGTCTGTATGGTATAGACAAACCAGTTAGAGGGCGACCATGGGCGTTTAAATATCTTACGATAGATCACATTTATTACCCATTAGCCAGAAGTGAAGGAAAGGTATTTAATTTAGCAAAAACGTCAAAAGAAGAAAAAGGCAGCAAAAACGATAAAATACACCAGTTTTTATCAGAGGTTG